TAGATTAGCTGTTGCAGTTGCTAAAGGTCAGTTGAGTGCTGTTAAAGTTGAATTAAAGGCATTAGAAGTTGGTTTTGAAGAATGGAGAACTAAAATGGTTAGTGCTAGAGAAGAAAGAAAGAGGTATGGTGCATAATGGAACTAAAATTTAGAAAGAAAAAACAAAACACAAAGGGTATTCAGTTTAGATTAGACCCTATAACAAGCAAGAATCTTAATAATATGAGAGCATATTACAGTAAGAAAGCTGATAGAAGAGTGACCAATGGTGAGATAATCAAACAACTCATAAACAATCACCATGAAGAAATCATTTAGTGGTAAAGGGTCTATGCAAAGACCCTTTAACAAAGATAAGTTTGATGTGAACTTTGAAAAGATATTTGGAAACAAAAGAAAGAATGTCAATAAAGGGAAGAAAGCCAACAAAGAAAGAAGCTGAACACATGGACAAGGTAAGCCAACTAGGTTGCATTGTTTGTAGAAATACTAATGGAAGTATAACTCCTGCTGAAATACACCACATAGAGGGTAAGACAAAGGCTGATTCACATTTTAAAGTATTACCTCTTTGCTTTGACCATCATCGTAAAGGCAATAGATTTAGACCTATAAGCAGACATCCTTACAAAAAAAGATTTGAAGAAGCTTACGGAACAGAAGAAGAATTATTGAAACAAGTAGAAAAATTGTTGCAGCGTTGACGCAGCTAAAAAAAATATTTACCAGTAAATGGTTTTCTGGGAGGAAAACAAATGTTAAAAGACATATTACAAGAAAAGTTAGATAAACGAAAAAGGAAGTGGTGGAATTGGCACAAAAAAAATCCACAAGTTTGGGAGAAGTTTGAGCAATACACATTGGAGGCTATCAATAGTGGTAGGAAAAAGTATTCGCATTGGGCGATAATCAATCGTATTCGTTGGCACAATGAGATAGAAACTAAAGGTGGGGACTTCAAGATAAGCAATGATTACATCTGTTTCTATGCTCGTTTATTCCATGCTAGACATCCACAACATAAAGACTTCTTTACATTGAAACCATTGAAAGAAGAAAAGGATATGGCTATGTTAGAAAGTGCCCATGTGAGTAATGGGAATGTTCGCTCTCTTTCTCAATTCAGGAACCATAGCTAATCTTCTATCTCTTTCCAGTTCAAGCCTTTCAAGAGCATCCTGTTTAGCTGTAAGAGATATATTTTTATTTCTTAATATTGCATCTCTTCTCTTTCTCCATTTAGTAAGATACCTTTCCATCTTTCTTACTTGACCCTTAACATTTAATACACCTTGCATACTATTTCTATATGCGTTGTATTCATCCATTCTTCCTTTATTTTTTAAATCATTGATAGTTTGGACTGCTCCATCTACTTCTGTTCTTAATTCATAAAATTGTTGTTGCAATCCACCTGCTTGGTCTGTATTCATTAAGACCCTGTTAAATAAAGGTATTCTATTTAAACTTACATTACTAGGTAATATATTCTCTCCTGTAACACCTCTAGCGGTTACATCAATAAGGTTTAATACATGACCACCAAGAGTTCCTGTATAACCTCTTATAACATGCTCTACTTTAGCAGGTGAAATATTAAAATATTCTGCTATTTCTTTTACTAAAAAATTGGTAGTTGGTCTTGCTTGTAATCCTGGTGCTTTCTTTTGTTGATAGTAGGGAACAATTTCTTGTCCAGTAAAAGTATTTCTATTATTTAATGCTTCTGATATTGGTTTTAATAATTGAAATCCACCACCTGGTTGAAAGAAAGGTATATTTAAAGATGTTTGCCCACCTCTTATTATACTTTTTAATGCTTCATCAGTAGACTTTCTTGTAAATCTATCATCTCCCATAGTCATATCAAATACTCTTTCAGGAATAACTTTAAATAATAAACCTACTTCAAATGGTATAGGAATTTTAATTGCAAAATCTTTAGCTACAGGAAATACCCAATTATCATCTCTTACTTCTCGTTTAAGATTTTTATACTCTTCATCATCGTGATAGATTAAATAGTAAGCAAGTGTTAATGCTATAAGAGCAGCAGCATTTTGAGCCATATTAAGTTGTATTCTTTTTTGAACTTCTTTAATAGTTTCATTTTCACCTAACTTTTCTGCTGCTGAATATTGTCCTGTGCTACTTCTCCATAAAACATCAAGACCTTGTACTCTTGCATTTAAGAAAGGTATTGCTGCAGTAATAAATCTAAATCCTGGATTAGCTCCTCTTCTACCAAAGTTAATTATTTCTAAAGCTTGAAAAGCTGCTTCTGATTGTGCCTGTGCTTCGTTATAACCTTCTTTTTTTAATTTGTCATATATTGCGTTATAGACTGCTAAACGAGTAGCACCATCTGATTTAGTAGTTAAATCTCCTAATCCATCCCATACCATAAAGAAAGCTTTTTTAGCAGACATACCATTTTCTTCGGTTAAGCCTGATAGTCGCATATTTCTTTTTATATATCTTTTTATACTTCCTTCGTCATTCTGAAAATCATAACCACCTATTACTCCAAATTTTTCTAATTCAGACATATCTTCAAACATATTTTTAAATGTATCTATAACAGGTGTGTAATTTGCTCCTGATGTAACCATAGTAGATAGACTATCTCTAAGTAAGTTGACCATAACAAAACCTGGGTCTCTAGTAACTGTATCTCTTAGTGTAGAGGCAAAACCTCCAAATACAGTTGTCATAAGACCTGATGGAGTTCCTCCTACTTCTTTAAATACATTAAAGGCTTCTATATTTTCTACTTGATAATATCTTTTTAATCCATTTTCAAATACAGTTACAACATCTAAATTATTTTTTAACTTAGGATTTTTAGAAATTTCTATAGGTGTTATTTCTTTTGCAGAACCATATATTTCCATATCTCTAATTAATTTAGCAGAACCATCATTTTTTAATGCTGCAGTTAATATAGCTAATGAGTTTCTTGATATAGCTTCAATAACATCTACATCTATTTGTTTTGCAGAACCTTCTATTTTTATATTTAAAGGATTATTAGGCAAAGAACCACTAGCAATATTTGGACCAGCAATAGTATCATCTGTCATCTTTCTATAGAAAGGATAGTAATCTGAATTAGTTGCCCATATTTCAGCAGTTCCTCTTGTTTCTATTTGTTTATCAAGTGTTAATGTTCTATTTAAAACATTAGCTTTATTCATTAACTCTTCATAAGATAATTGCAATAAATCATTTTCATCTTCTTTTGTTATTGCAGATATATCTCTTGCTAGTTCACTTACATTCCTTGTTTTACTTAATAAACCTTTATCAACAGCAAATTTAATTAATTTATTATTCCACCTTTGATAATTTTGATAAGCTTCAACTACTTGTGGATAGGTAGATTCTATTTTTCTAATATCTTTTAGATTTTTTTCTGTGATAGGTGTTTCAATATTTCTACCAGATTTATCAAAACCTTTTTTTCTTTTTAATAAAGCATAATATTTAAAGATACTTTCTAAATCTGTTGGTGTTCCATATAAAGGTGCTAGTATTTGCATCAAACCACCAGTACCAGTATCTCCATCAATAAAAGGATTATATTTTGTGCTAATAGTTAATTGTTTAGTATTTGATAATGAATCTATACCTTGTATAGTTGAAGATACATAACCTGTATTTAACATACCTTGAAATAAACCTCTTGCTCTATCCATTAATCTAATAGCAGCCATGGTAGATGTATCAGCAGTATTATTTAATCTTCTTACCTTTTCATTTTCTTCAGACATTTTCACTTCTTCTTTTTGTGCTTTGTCTGCTTTATCAATTAATTGTTCTCTAAAGTTATTATAAAAATATTCAATAGCACCAGAAATATTATCTTTAGCTACATCTATAAATCTATAACCCATAGAATTTTGAGGGCTAGTTTGACTACCTGTTTGTTTTATGCCCTCTCTTATACTTGCATCAACACCATCAAGAGTTGGTGCAATCTTAGAATAATTAGGAATATCATCTGGAGGTAAAGCACCTTCATCTTCTATATACTCTTTAGCAGCTTCTAAGGCTGTATCTGAAGCATTTAAATTATAAACAGGTATTCCGCCTCTAGCTGTATTATTAACTGTTTCTATGACTTCTTCTAAAGCTTTACTAGGAGGTGTAGGATTTAATGCTTCAGCAACACGATTCATATATGTAATTTGTTCTTCTTTACCATCGATACGAGTTGGTAATAAACCATAATAAGGTGTTGTTTTATCAATTCCTGATACAGTTCCATACATTTCTCCTAATTTTCCAAATAAATCAGGAAGTGTTAATGAACCTTTAATATCTTTTGCTTGAACAGGTCGTGTAGTTATAACCGAAGTAGGCTGTCCATCAAAGCCAAAACCAAATACATCAGAATTTACAAGTTTACCATCCTCTTTAATGTTACCTTTAAATGACATACTAGCTGGGTCTTGTGTCCAATTATTAGCATTTTTATCTATTAATAACATAGATAAATCTTCTCTATTAAATGTTGTACTACTCCACCATTGAATTGCATCTATTGGATTAGTAAATGCAAAAACTGCAGGCTCATCTTGAAATCTATTACCTGTTCTAGCATTTATAAAATTAGAAGGTTTTAAAGGATTAATTGAACTTTGTAAAATACCTCTTACATTTGGAGTAGGAGTTATGTGATAATAAAAGTCACTAAATTTTCTTTTACTATCTCTTCTACCTCTACTAAATAATGGCACATCATCAATTAAACTAGCTTGTCTATCTTTAGTTGCAGGAGAATATTGATATGTTGGTTTAATGCCACGAAGGTCAGCAAGAACTTCTGCTTCTCCCATATATTGTTCATATTGATACATAGCATCTTCAAGCATCTCTTCTATAGTTGTTTCTCCTTGATATTTATAAAAATCTTCTTGTGCATCTGCTTCTTCTATTGCTGCATCTAATTCTTCTCGGGACATAATTCCTGAACCAGCCATATCGCTTCTAAATTGTGTAATATATTCTGCTTCCATAGCTTTTAATAACATAGGCACATAACCTTTTACTTTACTCATAGGAACTTCATATCTAAGTATTTCAGGATTCCATGTTTCACCTCTTCTTTGTGCTCTTGCAAATAAATTATCACCTATTGTTAATGCTTCTCTACTATTCAATGTTGTACTTGCAAATAAATCTTCTGGAAGTTGCCCATAGTTTTTAATTTTTTCACCTTCAGGAATATTTAAAGCTCTAAATAAAACTAAATTACCTTTTTTATTTGTAAACTTTTCTAAGAATTTTTTACTAGCTCTTAATAAAGGTCTGTTATTTCTACCTTTAAATGCTTCAACTATAGCCATTTTAAGTGGTGCAGGATTATTTCTATTACCACCTGGTTCTCTACTCATTTCTAATTGGTCTATTATTGCATCAGTTTCAAAACGATTATTACTTGCCCAATCAAAAGGAACTTCATTATCTTTAGGTATTAAATTAGTTCTACTAAATGTAGGTATATCACTAGCTCTTAATTCAGCTATTTGATTTTTTTGTTTTTTTATTTCTCTTTCTAATCTTTTAGCAGTAGAATCTAACATACTACCTCTTTCTGCATCTAGCTGTGCTTGTTTAAATTCTATGCTTGATTCTAAATTAGATATTGTTCTTTTTCTTTTTTCTCTATCAAAATAAGCTTGGTCTGCTTCTCTACTAAATGTAGGCACATCTTCTACAGCTTTTAATCTTGGAAAATAACCCCATCGTGCCCAACCATTGTTACCATCCCAACGAATATCTCCTGCTCTTAATTTAAAAGTATGTACTCTTGATGGAGTTCTTTCAGGCATACCAAACATATCCATAACTTTATCCATTTGTGCAAAGTTTTTTTCCTGTTGTAAATTTATTGCACCTGTTTTATCTATCTGTTCTTGCCTTCTTCTAGCTCTATCTGCTTCTCTTATTTCTTCTCTTGTAATTTTAGATTCATCTACAAGAAACTCAGCTTCACTTAAAAATGGAGTTATCAAATCTCCCTCTCGCAAATCTCTTTGTGGTGCAGCTTGATACATAGTAATAATAGCATTTGGATTGCCTTTTATTTCCATAAGTTTGTTTATAAACTCATTCTCTTCTTGTATTTCTATAGGAGTTCTAGCTGTGCTAAATTTTTTAAATTCTTGTCTAGCACTTTGTATATCTTGTGTAGCGTAAGGATATCTAAAATCAAAACTAAATGTAGAGTAACCTTCAGGAGTAAATTCCTCACTTTGAATTAAATTTAATTGATGTGCAGGTGGACCATATTGTGCAGGTACAAAATCAGCTAAATGACCAGATGTTTCATCTCTAGGTCCTCTTCTTGCAAATAAAGGTGTATCTAAATAGTCATCATCTATTTCATCTAACATTTCTCCTACTACTGGAGCAGCACCTTTATCTAATAACTTAGTTGTTCTAATTTTATCTCTAGCTCTCCTACCAATTCTACCAGCTTGAATTTGGTCAAATATTTGATTTGCATTATCAAAACCAGATATACGCAATGATTCACCAACCTCAGCAAAAAATTCAATAATTTTATTGTATATACCTTCTGCTTTTTCTGGTAAAGGAGATTCAACTCTTCTGTTTCTATACATTTCTGCAATAGCTTCTTCTGTATAAAGTTCTTCTTTTGTAGCAGGACTATAATAAACAGGTGCTTTAGTACGAGTTGCTTGTTCTTGTTCTTGAAAAGTTTGTTGATTTATGCGTTTAGCTCTATCGTAATAAGTTTCTTTTTTATTAAAAGCAATAGCATCAACGGATTTAGGAACTCTTTTTTTCTTAACTTGTTTTTTTAGATAATCATATTCTTTTTCAGTAATTAAATCTTTTTCTCTAAGAGCATGAATTAACTCATGGTCTAATACTTCATTTAATATTCTTTGTATTTCAGCATCTGTAGCTTTGCCATCAGGATTAACAGCATTTAAAGATATAAATATAATATCTGTATTTCTATCATATTCTCCTTCTACAGTTTCATTTCTACCTACAAATTCAATACTACCATCTGTTTTTTCTAATAATGCACCTGTAGATAATATGTCATTACTAACAACTACACCTGTTTCTTTTAATCCTATTTTAGCTAATCTTTTTCTTAACTCTTGTGCAAATTTATTTGTTTTACCTTGTTGTACAGATTCAGCAAAATCTATAGTTTTTTGTGCTTCTTCTTTAGGAGGTAATTGTTGTGATTCTGTAATTTTTTGTTCTTGTTCTAATTGTGATATTGCTTCTGGTGATAATCTGCCTTCAGTAACAAGTCTATTAACAAACTCTTCTGTAGTTTCATTAAAAGCTCCTGCTCTACTATCTATTTTTTCTTGGAAATTATCTGCAATTTTATATTGGTTACCTTTAACTTTTTCTGCTCTACCGCTATAAACTAAATCTTCAAAAAATTGTGGGTCTTTTATACCCATCATACCTAAACTTTTTTGATTAAATAAAACATTATCTTTTTTTAGATTTGTAACTGTATCTGCTACTTCTTGTGCAGAATACATTCTAGGTTGTAGGTTTGGAAAATCTACTTTAGTATTAAATCTTGGTATAGATTGTATTCTTGCAAGTAATAACTCTTTTTGAGGCTTTGTCATTGCTTTAAAAGAAGATGTACCAGTCCATCGTTTTGCTGCATATTCAAATGCAGGACTATTTACATTTATATTAATATTTTTTGCATTACCTATTTCTTTTAATCTTCCTATAGTTACATTTGTTTTATTATTGTTTTCTATTACAGATGGTATATTTTTACTGCTAGAAACTTTAGCAACTTGTTGAGAAGTATCAGTAATAAAATTATTAAAATCTTTTTTAGATAATATTTTTTTTACTTCTTCAAATGTATAGTTTTCTTTTAATGGTAAATTTTTATATTTTTTATTAGTGCCCATTAAAACTTTTTGCATTGCTTCTGGAGTTTTTAATGATGTATCATATGGCACAATCTCTTTTAAACTTGCAGTAGTAGTATCATTATCTATAACTGTTTGTCCTAATTCATAAGCCTGTGGGCTTTTATTTAATCCTAATATATATAAATCGTTATTTAATATTTGTGCTTCTTGATTTACCTCATAATCTTTTAATAATTTTTCTTTTTCTTTTATAGCATCTACTTCTTTAGTAAAAGAATTAACTTCTCCTAGATTATTATCTATAAGAGAAAAAGTATTATTTTGATTTTTTCTTATTTGTAATTGGGGTGCTGTAGAGACTTCTACAGGTTTAGGAATATTATCTAATAATGGAAGAAGTAAAGGTTCTTCTACAGAATCATTTAATGTTGGGTCTGCTATATTTATAACACCTTGTTGTTGTGCTATATCAAACTTTTTAGTTTTTAATAAATCTTGTTTTTTTTGTTCTGCTCGTTTTTCTTTTTCTGCTCTATATTCTGATGCTATACCTCTTCTACCACCATAACCTTGCAGAACAGTATTTAATACACCACCAGCAAAACCACCTACAGTAAAGTCATCAAATAAACTATCACCTATAGGCAGTTCATCACTATAAAAACCTCTAGCATTTAAATCTTGTAATAGTCCTGCTGTACTTTCTTGTAATCCCTCTTGAATACCACCTGCTGTAAAGTTTCTAGCATGATTAAATATTTTTGCAGATGTTGGAGCATCTCTTAATGCACTCTTAGGTATGCTTCTAAAAAAATTAAATATAGGTAATGCTTCTGATGCACCAATAACACCTGCTGTTAATGTGCTTAAATTTTCAGCAAAAAATCCTGGTTTATCTTCTCCATATACTTCTTCTGCAATATCCATCATATCTGCATTTTGAGACATATAAACAGATGTACCTAAACCTGCTGGATATAAGAATGGTTTAGATTTTAAAAATTTTGCATTAAAGTTTAAAGGATTAACTTTACCAAAACCTTTTGTTCCAGGTTTCATCATTGGAAGATATTTTGCACCTTGACCAGCTAAACCACCTAAACCAGCAAAAGGTATTATTGAACCAAAAGCTTGACCAGCTTTAGTAGTAAAAGCATCTGCATATCTAGGGTCTCTATATCCTGCAATGTTTTGTGCTACTTTTTCTTCTGTAGCTTTCATTTTATCTGCAAGTCTTACTAATGGACCTTCGCCTAATGAATCTTGTGCTAGTAATTCAACAGGACCTCTTAATCCAGAAAGGGTTGTTTGAGCTATACCTCTAGGAATACCTGCAAATGCTTCTGTAGCTTGTCCTAAAAATGTGCCTTCCATATATTCTTTTGCTACATCAGGACCATATTCAGGTATTTGTGATATTGCATAACCAACTTGTTCTCTAAGATTAGGGTCATCAGGAATTATTAATTCTCTTTCATCAGGTAATGTAAAAGTTTTCATATTTAAGTTAATCTTCTATTTACAGCATCTTGTCCATATGCTTTTACTACATAATTATAAGCATCATTACCTATTGGTCTACCATCTTTACTCATAATTGATTTAAGTGTGTTTATATCTCCTCCTGAATTTAACCATGTATCAACATTACCAGGACCTAGATTATAAGCTAAAGTACCAAGTAGAATATCTCCATTGTATTTATCTACCATTGCATAAAAATATTCTTCACCAACTCTAATTTTTTCTTCAACAGAATCATTTTTAGCAGGTTCAATATTATAACCAGGGTTTTGAAGAGTACTAGGTAAAACTTGCATTGGACCTGTAGCTCCTGTAGTGCTATTTACAACATCTCTACCACTACTTTCTATTCTTATTATATTATCTATAAAAGGGTCTCCAGTAAGAAATTCTTTACTAGCATAACCTTCATCATTTGGATTTGGTGTTAATTGATTATTTTTTTTATTTTGTAAAAGTTTTGAACCAACATCAAGAAGAGGATTTAGTTTAAAAAAAGTATCTTTTAATGCACCTCCTATACCTTTTGATTCTGTATCTGATTTAACTTTTTTTTTTACAGTAACTGAATCAAGCAATTCTGCAAAATCAGTACCTTGTATGCCATATAAAGCATTTATTTGTTCAATAGTTGCATTTTGTGCTTGTACTAGATTTGCATATTCTGGTGAAGTTGTATCAGCATTTTCTATAGCTTTAGTAATAGCATTTAATCTATTTATTAATTCTTGTGCTTGTTTACTATCTAATACTTTTTCTTTATATCTTCTTTCTTGTATATCACCAGCTAATGCAGTAATACCTTGACCAAGTTCACTTGTATTTCTGGCACCCATAATAATACCACCTAGTTTAGCTAAATCTAATGGGTCCATTACTCGTTTAATTTCTTTAGTTTTTGGTCCACTATCATCATCACCAGTATCATCAGTATTAATATCAGCATCGTCCATTAAACTATATGCTGTTGTTATTCCACCAATGCCTAATATACCTGCTGCTGTTTTATTATTTTTTAAAAAGTCTATAGCTCTATTTATAAGACCTTTAGATTCTTTTGTAACTTTAGGTATAACTGCTAAAGGACCTCCTTGTGGAACTAAGCTTGTACCTGTTTGTGGAACTAAACTTGTACCTGAAGGTCTTATTGGTCCTACTGTTGGTCCACTCGTTGGTGGTGTACCTCCTGTTCTAGGTACTGGAGGTAAAATATTATCAGCTTGATTAATTTGAGGTTTTACTTTACTAAAGTCTATAATATCATCTAATTTATCTGATTGTTTAAATGCTTTACCTTTTTGTATAAGGGCTTTAAGACCACTTGCACCTAATTTTAAACCTCCTACTGCTCCTGGAATTAAACTTAAAAAATCAGTTGGTTCATCTGTAGCTCTAGCAAGTGTTGGAAATCTTGCATCTGGTCTTGGGTCTCCAAAAAAGAATTGTGTACCTCCCTCTATAAATTCATCAAATCTACTTGGTTTTTTTGCTTCATCTATTTGAGCTTGTATTCCTGCTGGTATCGGTGGTAAATTTAATAAATCTTCAGGAGAAGTAGGTAAAGGTTGTGTAATAGGTGATTCATTTAAATTAGGTGTCATTCCTAATAACATATCTTTTCTTCTTTTTTCATTAGATAAATTAATTTGTCTTATAATTTCTTCATCAGATAAATTCGTAATATCAATACCCAAAGCATTAGCTTCTGCTATTGTTTGACTTGTTAAACTACCTGCTTGATAACCAGTTCTACCACCACTAGCCATCATTTGCATAGGAGAAGGCGGAGCCATGTTACTCATATCACCAGATGGGAAAGCTTGTTGTAAATCAGATGACTGAGCCATAGCTCCTAAACCAGATGGACTACCTGCAAATTCTGCTACTAACTCTTCAGCCACAGATGTTTGTGGTTTAGGTTGTTGAGCATCATACATTTTTTCCATTTGTGTTCTTCTTTGTATTTCGGCTAATACTAAATAAGGTGGAAAAGTAGAGTTTGGGTCTTGCGACATTTGTATTAATTGTTCTTTAGGAACAAACTCTAAATCATTTGATAATTCTACTAAGTTTGCCATTATGATAATCCTCTATATAAACCCAGTCCGCTTAATCCTGCTCCTAATGCGGTTTGAAATAATCCTGGTTGTTGTTGATAGGTACTTATTTGTTGTTGTGGTTGTACAGGTACACCTCTTAATAATCCACCTAAGAAACCTAGTTGTTGTTGAGTAAATCCTTGTTGTCTTAAAAAGTCTTGATAACCCATATCTAAAGATGCTTGTTGCATTGCTCTTTGTTGTTGTCCTATACCTGTTAATGCACCTATTCTTTGTCTTACATCATCTTGTATATCTCCACCAACATCTCTTAAAGCATCTATAGAAGCTAGACCAAATCTTTGAGACATATCAAAAGCTGACTGATTAAATTTTTCTTGTGCTTGTCTAGCAGCTTCATTTTGTTGTGCTGCTGTAAGACCAAGTTTAGCTGCTTGTTGTCTTGCTGCTTCTCCAGCTTGATATCTTGCTAAATCTATTTCTGCTTGTTTTTGGAATGAACTTTCAGTTAATCCAAATCCACTCTGCATAAATTTTTCTTCTGCTTGTCGTGCTGCTTCATTTTGCTGTGCAGCAGTTAATCCTAATTTAGCAGCTTGTTGTCTAGCTTGTTCTCCTGCTGTAAACGCAGATTGTCTAAACTTTTCTTGTGCTTGTCTTGATTGTTCTGTTTGTGCAAATGCAGATTGTCTAAATTTTTCTGCTGCTTGTCTAGCTGCTTGATTTTGTTGATTAGCTGTTAATCCTAACTTAGCTGCTTCTTGTCTAGCTCTTTCACCTGCATCAAATGCTCTTTGGTCTAATGATTCTTGTGCTTGTTGTGCTCTTTCACTAGCAGTAAATTGTTGTAAACCAAATTGTGCTGCTCCTAATTGTGATGCTCTTTCAGCAGCTAATTGTTGTTGAGCTGATTGAAAACCTGCTTGACTACCTTTAGCTTGTATATCATCAAGTTGTTGTGATAAATTTCTTTCTCGTTCTGCTTGTAATATAGCTTCACGATATCCACCTAAACCACCAGACCTAACTGCAGCATCAGCAGTTTTATCACCCATCATTTCTGATTGTCTTGCTGCTTCTCTTTTTTGTATATCTATAACATTTTGTTGAAATGGAGACATAAACCTTTGTATATTTTCTTCATAACTTAAAGGTGTAAATTGTTCTCCTACATCACCTGCAGTATATTGTGATTGTCTTGTAAATGGATTATAAGTAGAAAAAGTATCTATTGGTTGATATCCAGATTGTATACCACTGGCTCCAAATCCTAGACCTAAATCTCTTGCTTGATAACCAGAACCTACTAAACCTGCTTGATAACCTGGTTGATAAGTTTGTGCATCATAACCTTCTCTTTGTTGACCAGCTTGATAACCAGGACCCACTAAACCTGCTTGATAATCTGAACCATATGGTCCACCTAACATAGCAGCTCTTTGAGATGCTAGTTGAAATTCTAAAGGTGTGCCTGATTGAGCATAACCTCTAGTCATAGCCTGTGAAGTTAGTTCATCAGGTGAAAAATAAGCTATTCTTTCGCCACCATAAGGAGTATATGGTTGATTAGATTCAGCTTCTCCTCTTTTGAGTAATCTCTCAAAATAAGGTTGTACATATTCTGGTAAATCAGTTTGAGTTACTCTTGTTTCTGTTGGTTGTGCTGGTGCACTTCTACTTCTACCGCCCATTATTTACTGTCCTCAAATTCATATTCAAAGAATATTGATGTTTTTTTCCAACTATCTTTCATTTTAATCCAGTTCCAAAAACCTTCTCGTCCAATACCTTCTATACCTGAACAATCATTTGCTTTTGCCCATTTGTATATAACTTCTAATCCTCTATCTGCCCAGTTATTCATTTTTTTACCTGCAACATGGTCAATATTTAACATTCTTTTACCTGTAGGATATTGACTTATTTTTGTAATAGCACATCCAGTTATCTTTAAATTATCTGTATCAAATATAATCCATAAAGAACATACATTATTAATACAGTCATAAAATATATCTTTTGTTGTTACTCTTCCATTAGAACGATTACAAGATTTTTGTAAAAATTTTTCACAATCATCCCATACTAAAGTTATTTGGTCATTTGGCACTAAAGATATATCAAACTCTTCTTTTGTTTTTATTTTTTCTGCTACTTGATTCATGCTGGTAATACCTTATTTGGATTTATTGGTTTTGCTTGTGTTTTATTACCAGTTTTAGTCATTCTAATTCTATCTAACATACTATCTAATTGTTTAGAACCTGCATCAGAACTACCATCACCTAACATAGATACAACATCTGCAGGAATAATATATTCATCTTGTGATACAGCAGCTATTGGTTTGTCTCCTATATTCATAGGTAAATCATCAGCCATACCACTTCTACCTGTGCCTTGTATTAATCCTTCAGTTTGTACATCTGAATTACCTGCAGCTTGTGCAAGTATCATATTTCTTAACATCATAAATTGTTCTTGTCCATATTTAACAATAAACTCATTAACAACATCACTATTATCTGTTTCACCAAGAATAAACTGTATGGTTTCTTGAACTATAGGGTCTTGCATCATATCACCTGTAGGACCGCCTTCTTGAAACTTATCAGTCTTAGCTGCAATTTTTTCTACACCCTCTCTACCTTTTGGTCCAGAATCATACATAGCTTTTAAACCTTCAGGTAATTTATCTACTTCTACATTAGTATCTCCACCATCTTCAAACATTGGTGCTCCAAAAATACCTCCTGTTTGAGGTAGTTGTGGTTGTACATTTATTGGTCTTGGTCCTTTATTGACTGGCATATTTGGTGGTGCTATAGGTCCAGGTCTACCACTTGGAAACATTCTATCCATTAATTCAGATGTACCAGTTGTATATGAAGGTTCTGCAAAAGCAGACAATTCTCTAGGAGGTTGAGGTCTAGTAAAGTCAGGTATTGTTACATCTGCTCCACCTTCAATAGGTATTGTTATATTTGGTGGTGGTGCTACTGGTTCTGGTTCAGATATAAAATTACCGCCACCTGGTCCACCTATAGATGGTGGTTTTATAGGTCTACCCCTAAATGGTGGTTTTACAAATCCAGGTGGAAAAAATTTAGGAGGTACTGGATTTACTATATCAATAGGCTCAGGTTCAATAGGCTCAGGTCTAGGTCTAATAGGCATAGGTATATCAATAGGCTCAGGCTCAGGTCTATATGGTGGTCTATATGGTGGTCTAGGTAGTTCAACAGGTCTACCATCTGGAGGTCTTGGTGGTAAAGGAATAGGTTCAGGTTTTACAAAATCATCTGGAGGTTCTATAGGTTCTATAGGAGTAGGTCCACCTTTTTTTGGAGGTGTTGGTCCAGTTATTGGAGGTGTAGGCACAGGGTCAACTACTGGAGGTGTAGGGTCAGGAACTGGGTCTGGTTGTGGACCATATCCTGGTCCTCCCATAAATGGTGGAGGTGTTGGTCTACCATAAAAACCTGGAAATGGCATAGGTTGTTGTACAAATCTAGCATATGGATTTAACATTTGTTGCATTTGTGGTGCACCATAAAATCCTTGATAAGTAGGTGATTGCATAAATGGATTACCATAACCTGCAAACATAGGTGGTCTCCTTCTTCCAAAAAATCCTCCACCTATAGGTGGTTGTATAGGTCTAGGCAAAGGTAATCGAGGTCGTCCACCAAAAAATCCACGACCCCTTCTAGCTGATGGAAAAACATCAAATCCTATATCTGTATCAGCTGCAGTTTGACCAAAACCTAAACCAGTTGCAGTTGGATTTATTGATTCAAAATAAGAAAACTCAGGTTGAAAACCTGGCATAAATCCTCTTGGTATAGGTCTTGCTATCCTACGAGCAGGTAATTGATATTGACCTGTTAAATTATTTCCTAAATTAGGATTAAAATCTATACTTTCTCTTGGGTCATATCTTGGGTCATAAGTATTTCTACCTCTTTGAAATCCTATTTTACCACCACTAGCTACAGGTATTTGTTCAGGATACATTTCATACATTCTTTTTTTACGCTCTTCTTCATCTTCTGCAAGTTGAGCCATTTCTCTTTCAAACTCTTCTTGTGATTGTATTACAGCTCCAGTACCTGCTGTAGTTGCTGCTGCCATACCACTAGGAGTCATTGCTGCACTACCTAAACTTTTAACTCCTAAATCAAATGGATTAGCTGCTTTAACTCCTTCTGATGCTAAAACTTCAGGTTGTGTAAATATTGTTTTTAAAGATTCTGCTGCTCCTGTATCTCTTGCTACAATACTTGGGTCAACAGCTTGTGCTTGTGTACCTAAAGCTTTTGTTCCTAATCCTGCTGTAAGTCCTGATAATAATGCTTTACTTCCAGAACCACCTGTTTGTGCATAAGTAGCTAAACCTGCTCCTATACCTGCTGCTGCTGCTGCAGATAATCCTTTAGCACCTATTAAACCACCTAATGCTCCAGCTCCTGCACCTGTTAAAAAAGTACTACCAAGTAATGAACCTAACATAGGTGCTAAAAAAGGTAAGAAAGCTTCTGGCTGTCCTGTTTCTGGATTTATTGTTATAGGCATAGAAGATGCTAATCCTTTAACTTCTGCAGGATTAACATGAAGTAACATAGAATCGCCAAAACGACCTTGTGCTGCTACATTCTTAGTTTGTTGTTTTATATCCATATTTATCTATCTTCCTCTTTGGTTTCGCAACCAAACATATTGAAACTCATATCTACTGCACTTGTATAAACTTTTACTACATCTGTCTGATTTAATGTAATGCCTAAAACTATAGCAAAAGAATCATTTGCTGCTACTGATTTATCATAAAAAAGAAATTGTTTGTCATCTGCTCCAGCACCTGCTACATGAACACTTAGTCTAAATGTTATTGCAGAACCTGTTCTATTTGCTGCAACTATAGAACTAACTGTAGTTTGTGTCATATTAGGACAAGTATAAAGTGTAGTCGTTGTAGTCGCTGCTGGGTCAACTTGACCTAAAACTTTTAAATTATCAGCCATGTTTCATACCCATTAATAAAAATTGTTGTCTCTTTACAGCTTTACTTGATACAACATCTTGTAATTTACTTAATTTATTAACTTCAATAGCTAAATCTTGTATAGCTTGTTCTGTAATTCTTCTTGATACTGTTTCTTCTGTAGCATCATATTCTTGTCTAGGTATTGGTAATACTATTGATTTAGGATTTGCCATTATCTTTTACCATCTGGTCTAATATCTAATCTTACATCGCCTAATCGCCATCCATAATCATTAGATGAATTAGAAACTTTTATAGCACATTGTCTACTTCTAGCTCTAGTATTTGTAAATGTAGAGTTTGGAGTAACTGATACAGTAGATAATGTTGATAAACTTTCTAAAGGATAATCTCTACCTTTAATTATTATATCTACATTATCAGATGTAGATTGTTGGTCTCTAAATTGTATATCAGGTATTATTTTACTTACTGATATAAAATTTTCTCCATCAGGGTCTAAATCAAAATCACTTGACTCTATAAATGCAGTAAAATTACTACCATCGTCTCCATGACCTATTTCATGTGCAAAAAGATAATTATTATTATCTGTACTACTATTTTTACTAGCAGCTATAGGATTAGTTAGTATTAATGCTTCATCCCAAGCTGTTCTAACAAAATTATCTGTTGTTGTTCCTATAGACCATACTTGTTCTAAATAATTATATAAAACATATCTATCAACTTCTGTACTACTTTTAGAAGGATAAAACCATAAAATTTCATTAGCACTATCATTTACAGCACCAAATATTTTAAATCCTTGTCCTTGATTTAAATCACTTAAAACATAATCTAAAACTGTACATGGCAATCTTTGTGCAGAACCTGAGTATACATAGAATCCATCATTATCCATAAAATATACACTATTGTTTGTACTAACTGCTGCGTTAGGAGATATTAAAGATGGACCATGTGCAACTTCAGTAAATGAAAAAACAAATGGTGCTCCAACAAATCTCATAGAAATAATACCTGCATCTGTCCAAATAAGTATTTCTTGTCTTGTTTGTAAAGCTCCTATAATTGTAGAACCCATAGATAACTGTACGCCACCAGCTTGATTAGTTGCAGTTGGTGTCCAATCAGTAATACTTTCTGTATCTGAAAATCTAACTAATAAAGGGTCTAATGTGCTAGAACCTATAGCATTACAACCAAAAGCTATCGTATGTTTATCTAAATCTGAAACCATAACTTGTAAACATATTGTAGGTACATCACTAGCTCCAGCTTTTGTTGTAACATTTACTGCTCTTGTGCTTGTACCTGAAGATTCATCCCAATAAAAAATACCACCAGCTCTTGGATTTAAAACTGTATCATCACCAAAATTATCTATAGACCATAATCTAAGTTGATTAGCAAAAGATAAAGATGTTGTAGAACCCCATGTTCCTGCACCCCATGTACCTGCACCCCATCCTGTTGATGATACATAAGAATCTAAACCAGAATTTAATTGATATGTACTAACTGTAGAACTACCACCATTACCAGTATCACTTGAATTAGCTGTTGCAGTAACTGTAAAAGTAAATGTGTTAGCAGTTGGAACACTATCTATTTGATATTCTTTATTTAAAACTGCAGCAGTAATATTGCCACCTAAACTAGCAGCATTACTAAATGTAACAAAATCTCCTTGTACTGCACCATGAGAAGTATCTGTAGCTGTAATAGTTGTGCTTCCATTTGTTGCTGCAAATGTTACATCTCCTGCAGATGTTGTACTTCTAATAGGAGTTATATCAGCATACTCTTGACCTTCTAATACATAAAACTTTTGATGTGTTCCTAAAGTTATATAATTTGTACCACTAGCAGCTCTATAAGAATAAATTTTTCTTGATGTGCCTATAAAACTATTTGTGCTTTGTTTTTGCCAACCACCTATTCTTTCAGGTCTACCTTTACGAAATCTAACTTTATCTGCATCAAACCAGCCACCTTCATTACTATAATTGGTGCCTTCTTTATTTATTCCTGGTCTAAATACATATTTTCTTAATGGCATAACTATACACAAGTCCAATCTTGACAAGAAAAAAGTAAAGCTTCACTTTTTCTTCTTTTAACTAACCCCTCATTAACTTTACCATTTACTTTATTCCAACGCTTAATTTGCTCAGGCACTTCTTGATATTTGCCTTCGTTAAGAACTTTTAACATTGTAGATGATTTTAAATTTGATGGTCCTAAATTAAAGACCCAAGATACTAAAGAATCAAATTCATTTTGTTTTAAAGGAACAGTAACCATATCATTTATATATCCTTGATATTCTTTAAGTTCATGAGCTAATAATTCTTCAGCTTCTTCCATAGTAATTGACATATCATCTTTTACTGGACTGCCATCTATAAGTTTTAAACTACCATATCCAATCGTTGCTTTATTAGCAGCACAACGATACGAAACTGCTTTGCCATTAGACTGAGGGCAACCCTCATAATGTTTAATAAGTGTTATACCTTCTTGTGAAATTTCCATATTATTTCTCCCCTTCATTAGTGGTTACTTTTCTATAGTACACAACAACATCTTTTAATTCTGTTATGTAACGCTTAATTTCTTGCATATTATATGCCATGACTTCATAATCAGGAATTGTCATAGCAAGAAATATAAGTTCACCTTCTTGTTCTTCTATAAATGCTAATTGCTCTTCATAGTTATCAGGTGTAACAACAATCCACATAGGTTCTTTCAAATCTATTTCTCTAGGCATAATAGGTTGTACTATTTTCCTATCCATTGGTTTAGCTGTTACTTCAATCTGTTTAGTTGGTATCAGACTGCAACTGCAAACCATCATCAAGATTATCAACTGTGTCGCTGAGTTTCTCAATATCTTCCATGATGTGCTTAGTTCCATTATTTATTTTCCTTTGCATTTCTACTGGGTCTGCTAATATTTTTGCAGAAAGTTCATAGTTTTGTAAAAATTGAGTATATCTATTTAACTCTCTTTGTGCTGCTTGACTTTTTATAGATAACTCATTCATTTGTGTTGTTTGCAATTCAAAATCATTTTGTAATGATTTAATAGCTTCTTCCTGTGTAGCAATAGCACCTTCTAATGCTTTATTGTTAGCTTTTAAAGTTATATTTTCTTGATATAACCAATAACTTCCAAAACTTAGAACTAAAATAATTCCTATTAATACTTGTTGCATTAGATATCCTCTATAATGTAATTAAGTCCTGATGCACTTCTATATTCTACAATTTTGTTTTCTTCATTTCTAAATTTTAAGTGTTTTTCTTTTTGAATTAAAATTTTTTTTGCAACATAATTTCTATCATCAGAATCGCCATATTCTTTATTAAAAGATACAGTTACTTTATATCTAGTTCTTAATAAACTTAAAAACCAATCTAAAATTATTTTTAATTTTGATTTTATTTCCATGTGTATATAGTTATCTTTTTTTGTTTACCTTTTACAGATATTGGTTTTAATAATTTTAAATCTATATCACAATTTTTTTCTGTTAGATGTCCTATAATTATATCTTGTCCAACTTCTTTTGTTGAGCTTTCTAATCTTGCAGCTAAATTTACGGCATCTCCTATAGCAGTATAATCAAATCTAGTTTTACTACCCATATTACCTACTACAGCATATCCAGTATTAACTCCTATACCTATCTCAACTCCTAAATTAGCATTTTTTATTTTATCTTGTATTTCTTTTGCACATAAAACTGCAGCAGTTTCATGGTTTGGTAAATCTATAGGAGCATTAAATATAGCCATCATTGCATCACCAATATATTTATCTACCATACCATCATAAAATTTAACAGTATCTGCTTGTATAGTTAGTGCTTTATTCATTATTTCTGTTACTTTTTCAGGTTCTAATTTTTCAGACATAGATGTAAAACCTCTTACATCTGTAAATAAAAAAGTACAATATCTGCGTTCTCCACCTAATACTAAAGATTTAGGATTATCTTGTAATTTTTTAACTTGTCTTGGGTCAAGATAATGTTCAAATTGTTTTTTAATTTGTTGTCTTAACTTATATTGTTCTCTAAATCTTAAATAAAATGCTATAGAAGCAGTTACAAATTGTGAAATTAATGTCCAACTTACATCTATTAATATTCCATTTTGAATTGAATAATGCCCAAAAAATATTGTTAAAAAAAATAATATACTAGTAAATATTATTCCTAGCGTTGTTCCAAAAATATTTATACATAACCAGACAAAAGTTACTGTTATCACTAGAATTAATAGTTCAACAGCTAAATGCCAATCAGGAATATAAGGACTATCTTGTATTAAGATTGATTCTGCAAGTGCTGCTTGTATTTTATGTGGTTCTAACAAACCAACAGGTGTTGCTATTTGTGGCATAACACCATTAGCAGTGACACCAACTATAACAAATTTACCATTAACTTCCATTTCTTGTAAGTCTGTTTGTGGTGTATCTACCCAACTAATCCACTTACGACCTAAAGTATCTGTTTTAACTGGTGGTATTCCTCGTATTGATATTTCTTCAATACCATTATCATTAGTACTTATAATATAAGTTTTTACACCAAATAAAGCTTTATATATTTGTGTTCCAAAACTAGGAATCCAATTATTATCTGGTGTACGAACTAATAAAGGTATTCTTCTTACAAGTTGGTCAACTTCTGTAGGAGCAATAGCTAAACCTTGTAATGTATCAGTTGTTATAGTATTAATATTTTCTTTAATTCCTAAAGATACTATGCCACCAATATTATTACCTTTTACAACTGTTCCTGTTGGTTTAGGATAATTACCTTTACCATCTTCAAACATAGCTATAACACTTGGTGCATATCCTAATGACCTACCAAAATCTTCATCGCCACCAAATCTATCAGGTTGTGGAAAAGATATAGCATATCCTACACCTAAAGCACCTTTACCAAGAATTTCTAAAGTTATTTCAGATAATCTTTTTCTAGGTAAAGGATATCCACCTTCTATTTCTACATCTTCTTCTGTTATATTTAAAATTACAAAATTACCTGAAGGTTCTGGAGTTTGTATAAAAGCATCAAATACTTTTAATTTTAATATTTCTGTGGGTGTTGACTGATATATTAATGGCAATAATAATATTGCAACTATAGGTAATATAAGTTTTTTCATTAGCTTTCCTGTTTAATTCTTATAACACTACTACTACCGCCATTTATTTTAATAGTTCTAGATACTCCATCTTGTATAAGAATTACTGTATAACTTCCTTCTGAATCTATATCTATTCTAGTTGTATTATTAACACTTCTTAAAACAGTTAATTTTTCACCTGTAACAAAAGTAGTTATTTGTGTTTCAGTATCTTGACCAAATTTAGTACCTGCAATAGATAAAGATGTTACATCAGCTTGTAATTCTTCTTGCTCATCTTCTATATTTAATTCATCTATTACATCTAATAAATCTTCAAGAAAATTTACATCTAAATAATTTATATCAAGCTCAGTAAATTCTAAATCAGATTCACTATCTAAAAAATCCTCTTCTAAATAATCAATATCTAAATCATTAAAATCTAAAATACTATTTGATTGTGCAACAACTTCTTCTTGTTCTATTTCTTTTTCTTCAGGTGGCGATACTATTAATATGTTATCAATTAAATCTAAAGATAAATCTAATATTACTGGCTTGCTTGGTGCATTTTCAAATACAGAAACAGTAGTAGCTTCAAAAGGTTTATTAAGTATGACACTTCCTGTTGCAGTTATTACTTCTATTTCTCCACTAGATAAACCATATTTATCTGGCAAAAGTATTATCAATGATTCACCTAACTCATTTACTGTAGCTGTAAAATCTGTGCCTCTTATAGCAATATTAGCTGTAGGTGTTTTTAGAGATATATTTTTTTTATTAAGTTTATCTATATTGCCAGAAATAAATCTAGTTGTCCCGATAGCAAATGTAAGTGCCATTTTAGACTTGCTTGGGTCTGGATCGTATATATACTCGTCTATTAACAGTTGACTATGTTCTGTAAGTCTAACTGTAGAATCATCAAGAAATGTTATAGCCATACGCCCATTAGAAGTTATGGCTTCATCATTACTTTGTATATTAAAATCTACAAAAGCATCTAAAGGTTTATTCCTTACTATTTGTGCATTACCTCTTAATTCAGAGATATCACCAATATTAACAGCTTGTGCTTGTGCCTTGGTCGTTTTGGATAACGCAAATATTGCTATTAGAAGTATTGCTAATAATCTTAAGGTAATCCCTTGCAAGTGTAGATGATTGCGTAATATCAATAGTATTTGTGTTCCCATCTAAGTCTAAGTAAAAATATGCAGAATCTGATGATGTTTGCCCACCATAACCACTTCCTGAAAAGTTAATTGTATTAGTGCTACCATTTACATCAAGATAATTAATAGCATTAGCATAATCAATATCAAAATCAAGATTATTACTATCTCCTGTTATAATCCAATCAAGATCAAGATAAGATGAATCTGCATTTTCTGCTATAGCTATATCAAACTCATTACTACTACCTGTTACATCAATATTCAAATCTACATAATCAGCAGTAATAAGACCTGTACTATTCATAAGAATATCCATAATATTGCTATCACCATCAAATTCAAAGAATCCAGTAAAGTTATCACCATCTATAGCATCTGATCTAAATATATTTGATGATCCAATCTGATTAATGTCAAGTGTCATTGACACACCATCAAGGTCTAAAGCAGTCATTGTTCCAGAAGTAGCTTGTGTGCCACCAATTAAGTTTGATGATCCAAGTTGTTCTAAATCAATAGTAGCTGAGTTACCTGATTGATCTACATATATTTCATTATCTGCAAAAACAGACAATGATAAAAACAAAGCAAAGTTAATTAATTTTTTCATATTTCCAGTACCCTCTCTCGTACCCTATATTAATAAGTTCTAAAACTGCACCCTCAATAGCTTTCATTAAAGCTAAAGTAGTGCTTTCATTCGAGGCAGAACCTATCTCTACCTCTACAAGCTCAGTTCCCATTTCTATAAATCTAAAAATATCTTGTGATTGTCCATAACTATATATAGTTTTTTGTGACATCACTTCTATAAGTATCTCTCCTGTAGCTACAGATACCATTCGTAAACTTACACTAACAGAATCTTCTCTATATTGCATACTAGAACCAATACCAAGATACCTAGCTCCTATTCCACCAGTTGCTAAATTACTGTCATATGAAACAACAGCACCTTCTAGCAATACTCCTGCAAACAATAAAGGTGATAAAACATTTTCATCATCTAATTGTTCTCTTGTTGATCTTATAAGCTGTCTTTCTTTTGTTAAATTATCAAGACCTATTCTTTCAACTACACGAAAAAAATTACCATCTGAAGCATGTTTTAATGACCTTATAAGTATAGTATATGGTGCTTGTGTAATTGCAGATGAAAACAAAGCAAACTCACTATTGCTTTTTCTTTGTCCTGTTTGATCTGTAAATGCAGTAGGATAAACAGCTACAACTGGTTTTATTTTTGGTGCTTGTATATATTTAAGTTCAGCAGATTGTAAATCAAAAATACTATAATTATTTAAACCTTTTCTCTCATATCTTTCAGGTCGTGTATCCCTGACAACATCAAAGACTGCACAGCTAGAAAGAAAAATCACCGAGAGGCAAAGATATTTCAGTTGTCGTACCATCATTAGTATTAAAAATTGTGAGTATTATCATACCATCTTCTATTTTATAAGAAATGATATTACCTTCTAGTTCAAATGTGCCTTCCGTTGATTGTGTTTCACCAAACATATTTTCAACAATCTGTCTGGATATTTGTGCATAAATACGACTTTCTAAATTTCTTATAAATCTTGCAAGTGTTGTATTTTCAGCATCTCTTTTTATTTGTTCTTGTAATGCTTTTATTTCTTCTTTTATAGTCATCTTACGCATATGTTCTTGATTCTCAATAGTAAGATAGTGTGAGCTAGTTCCAACTCCAGAAAAAGATGGAGACTTAAATTTAAAAGTTATTTGATCAGCACTTAAATTAACACCAATAATACCTAAAAAAATTGTTATTCCTATAATAACTAAAGTTTTAAATATGAATATTTTTTCATGCTCTTCATGTAAATTTTTTTTATTTTTTATTTTTATCATTTTCTTTAAGTTTTATAACTGTATCAACCTTTTCTTTTAACCTTATCATATCTTGATCTAATAAACGAAGTTGATCAGTTAATCTAATAATTGTTGTTTTCATTTCACTAACAGATGGATCAATAGTTTTTGTAATTGTTTGCCAAACAAAAAATACAAAATATCCAAGACCTATAACCATAACAGTAGGAAAGCCAAATTTTTGCACCAACATAACTATATCCATTAGTCACGCCTTGCATCTATCTTGCCATCTTCCACAAAATTTTCTGCTCTTGCTATTCTATCTAAATCAGGTGGTATATTTAAGGCACTCGATACAACAGTATCAATTCTAATTATATCGTTATTCATTATTGAAGCTCTAGTAATAAGCATTTTAGTTATACCTTGAACTGATTTTATATCAGCAACAAGATTATTCATAAGTTGTCTTATTATAAGAAAAATAAAGTATGCCATTATTAAACCACTGGCTATTGGTAATCCTACCTCACCAATTAGGTTAATGGCTTGATTCATTAATCTTTACCTTCTCCTTTAAAACTTTTAGATGATCCTGATGTTCCTGCATATAAACCAAACCATGCTGCTCCTGCTCCTACAACTACTGATATTAATCCTGATTGTTCAAAGTTTGGAGCTTCTAAATCCATAAACCACATTACAGTTGAATAAAGTAATATGATATATACAGTTAAAAATAATCTCGGAAAAATACGCCATGAATCTACAGCTTGTGCTAAATGAATCCACTTTTGATGTGGATTAACATTTGCTACATCCTCTAACTCTCTTATCTTATCTTTTAAATCTGATATTTCTCGCATCATATCCATAAACTTATTTAAGTCCATTTCTACTTCATTACGATCCATATCTCCACTAAATTGTCCTTGATTCATATTCATCAATAATCTCCCCATATTTTAGTTTTTTTGCCACCACTGTATTCTACTGCGTGACCTTCTTTAATTAATATTTGACAAATATCTTTGCCATCTTCTGTATAAGGTATTCCAAGTATACGACCATACTTCCCTTTACCTAATGATTTAACTTTTATATTGCCAAAACAAAGTTCTTTTAATCTTTCTTTTGCAGCTAAACCTAAAACTTTTTCTGCTTTATCTCTTGTTCTTGATTCAGGAGTATCTATCCCAGCTAACCTTACTCTTTGTTTATGTAGCTTTACATCAAATCCAAGATCAAGACAACAATCAAAAGTATCACCATCTACAATTCTTTCTAATGTAGCATTATATACAAATGCATCTGGTGCTTTAGCCATTATCTTTTTTTACCTTTATGTAAACCATGTCTTGCATGTTGTTTACCTGCTCTAGTAGCTGCTCTCTTCTTTCTATTAGCTGCTGCTAGCTTACTTCTACCTTTTTTTGATGATTTTAATCTTTGTATTTGTTTTCTAGGAGCATACACCTCTCCTGTTTCGCTAGATTTTTTACCACTAGGAGTGGTCCAATCTTGATCTGTCCAATTCTTTAGACTTCTTTGCGTTTTTTTTAAAGGCATTAATTTTCCTCATTATATAAATTATCAAATACTTGGTTTACATCTAAAGCATAATCTAAATCATTTCTACTATAGTGTATATGTTGAGATGGTTTAAAATCTGGTGCTCCATGACCAGCTTCAAACCAAGCTGGATGCGTTACTCTAACTCTATTATTTGGCAAAGCTACAATATTACCAGTCCATTTACCAGCATCTAACAACTCTAATACATGACTTTGTTTATGTTGTGCTGGATCATCTGCTATTTCATTTTCTGCATAGTCTACTGTAAATAAATATCTAGCAGGATACATATCACCATCTATCTTAGCTAACCAAGGAGAAGGTGTTGCTCTATCTAAAACATATACTGAGTGATTATAAGAAGAACAATCCCAAGGCTGTGCTGCCCAAACAGGCATTGGTTCTGCCCATTCATCTACTGGTATATCTGCAACTAAAGCTGTTATAGGCATCCTTGCCCACATAGCTCCACCATACACATTATCTTGATCAAGATCGTCATAGGTTTCTGCACCTGTAAATATTACTTGAAAACTCAAACAACGACATGGCATTGTAGTTACAGCTATTGCCATAGCGTGTAAAAATTCTCCATGATATTTTTCGTGATTATGTGTATATTCTTTTCTAACCCAACATTTAAAATGTGGTATATTGCTTTGTAAATAAGCCATAACTCTTTCCCTTAGTTTTAATTATTTATATCCACCACCTGCTTTTTTATAAGCTTTAGCAAGCATTTGTGCTTTTCTTGCTGACCATTGACCAGGTCTACCGCCTTTGCTACCAGCTTTTATTCTGTTAAAAATACGCTTACGCATACCTGGTTTAGTATAATTACCAGCTTTATTTACTGTAGATTTTTTTTGTCTACTCATCCTATAAACCTCGATAAAATTACGCTTCCCACTATAAATGGATATACTGCCCAAAGCATCATTTCTAACTTATCAAAACGGCTAGAACCATCTTCAAGTCTTTTATCAATGCTTTTATATATAGCTTTACATTCTCTTTCGTGAGATTCAATAGCATTTAAAGCGTCTTTAACAGTAGTCATTATTTTTCTTTTTTCTCTTTAGTTTTTTCTACAACTTCTTCTGCAGCATCTTTAGTATATTCTGCAAGAAGATTAGTAAAAACTGATTTGCTTGCTTTTATTTGATCAAGTTGAAAATTTAATTGTGATTCTTTAGTGGTTAAATCTTCTATTTGTGCTTTACAATATTGTTGTTCTTTAGTTAGTTCTTTATCTGTCATAATATTCCCTGTTAAAAATTAATAACTAATTATAATGCATAATGCAATCAAATTGAAATCTATACATCCCAACAATTAAGATTTGAGGCAATAGTTCTTCTTTCGCCTTTGCCTTTGAACGGATACACCATATGTTGTAACCAAGATGGAAATATCAACAACTTACCTACCTCTGGTGTCATTACAAATGATTGTGCTGGTTTAAGTCTATCACTATCTATAACTGAAACTTGTCCATATTGAAAAGCTATACAGCCGTCTGAATGTCCTGATTCATTATACAAAGAATAAGTTGGACTATTAGCTGTAGCTTTTTTGCCTATTTGTGAAGGTACTTTAGTCCAAGCTGTAGTAGATATACCCATAAGAGTTTTAGTGCCATGATCGTGAATAGGATTATAGTCACCATCATAACTATGAACTGACCAAGTTTCATCAATTTCAACTCTTTTTGCATTTTTTAATTTATTACCCATATTAGCAAAGTTTCTAATATATTCAGCACCCAAACTACATACAAAATCATTATATGCAATCAAACGCTTGTCTGTGTGATCTAATAATAATTGTTCTCCACTATGTATTTGACCAACTAATGTTTTAGCTAATGATTCTTTATTTTTACTTTCTCTATATTCATCCATATAGTCATTGACATCATCAATCATGTCTTGCGGCATTTGTGTCTCTAAGACATATACCGCAGGCATATTATGGAATTTATATTCTACTTTTGCTTCCCCATTATCCATCATTAACTAGGTACGCTAAATGCTTGGTCTGGCGTGCTCTCAACAGGTGGGTTAGTTATAACGCTATCTACTTGACTAGCAAATACTGCATCCCATTGTGACACAGGACAGATAGCCACTAAATTAGCGTTAGTCCAACTACTTTTAGCTTTTAGAGTAAAACCATTTACTGCTTGCTCTACCGTAGTGTTAAAAGTAGAAGTATAGTAAGTGCTATCACCTTCACTATCATTTGTATATGTCATTTCTATATACCACTTATCTACTTTACTAGATGAGTTTACATACGGAACACATTTTGTTATTGCTTTACTTACTGCCATTTTATTCCTCCTTTAAGGTTTGTATTTCGGCTTTTAATTCATCTACTTGCGTAGACAGTTCTTGAATTGATTTTACTAA